TTTTCAAAACCATACTTATTAAAGCTATCGTATATTTTGCCTTTTCTTTTTCTTTTTAAATTATATTTATGTTCTGTTTTTCTTTGTGATAATCTATTTTTTGTACTCCCTATGTAAACTTCACCTATCGGATTTGTTATACTATAAATAATGCTTTCCATATTACAAATATACAAATTAAAATATATAATTTAAAAAAAAGGATGGTGTTTTTTCCACCACCCTTTTAAGTTAGTTTGCTAATTTATTAGTTAGCAGAGTTAGTGATTCCGTAAGTTACAATATCCTCAACAATAGCATATTGTACACCTGCAGTGAAACGTACAACTACTCTCACATTTTCAGATCCGTCCAAATCTGCCATATCTAGCAACTTCACAGTATTTAGATCGTTAAGTAAGCCAGTTCCAAAGAATAAATTAGATTTCAAAGTAGCGATAGCAGTGTTAGCAGCCATACCATTACAAACGAAAAGTTTAATTCCGTCAAATGATAAACTTCCGTTATTCCACCATTGAGTACCCATAGCGTTAGTACCATTAGCACCTAAACCTGAAGCACCAAAACCACCTAAAGCACGTACATAAGCTTTAGCAATATTTTGAGATACATAGATATATAAATCTTCTTTTCCGTAAAGTGAAGCAGGAATAGCATCTACTACTTTTCCTAACTCAGCAACTACGTTAGAAGAAGTAACTGTAGTACCAGCAACCTCTTGTGCAGCAGGTAAAGCAGCATCTAAAGCAACTAAAGTAGCAATTCCGTTGAATTCTCCTGCATTAGCAGTTACACCTTTCCAAATGTTTTGCTCTGTTTTCTCAGCTACTTTAGCAGCTACGTGAGATAAAATAAAATCAGCAAATGATGGTGGCAAAGAATCAAAAGCAGAGTAACCCATTTGTACAGCTTCCCAATCTGAGTGGAAGTCTTTTTTACAAAGTTGTAAGTTTACTTGAAATTCCTCAGGTTGTAAAATTTTCTCAGTTAAAGTTACAGTAGAAGTAGCAGTAAAATCACAAGTTGCATCTTTAACGATAGCATCAGTAGCGATTTTTTTAATTACTTCTTTGTATTTAATGTTTGGTTTTACTTCAATACCACCGTTTTCGATAGTAGAAGCTGATAATAAAGCAGCGGAAATATATTTACCTGCGAATTCACCAGCGTAAGTAGTTGTAATACTAGTTGTAGTAGCCATTTTTTAGTGTTTAATTTGTTATTATTTAATATTTGCAATTTTACTTAACACAGTATCGAAAGTAGTTCTAGTTCTACTCTGTGAGTATAAGTTTAATTTAACTTCAGATTTAGCTTCTGGGTTGTGTACTAAAGGTTGAGCAGATAATTCTACTTCTTCTACTACTTCAACAGCTTTTAAAGATGCTAATTCAGTTTTTAAAGTTTCGATTTCTGCTTTTAAAGCATCTACTTCTTCTTTAGAAAAGTGTGATTCTCTAATTGTAGATTCGATAACTTTTTTAGGAGCTGAAACTTCAGCAGCCATTTCTTCATTTCCTTCAGCAGGAGATGGTGTAACTTCTTCAGCAGCAGGGGCTTCTTCTTCAGGCATTTCAATAGCAGCGATAATTCCTTCTTCGTCTACTTTTAAAATATTGCCATCTTCAAGTTTGTACTCTCCAACAGGTAGAGCTACTCTATCTTCACCATTAACGATGAAAACAGACATACCAGCTTCAAAAGCATCAGCTTCTAAAACTGTTCCATTATCTAACTTCATTTGGGCAAGTTTTACTTCCATTCCCAAAATGGTTTTGATTTGATTAATTACATTTGACATATTTATTGATTTAATTATTTTATAAGCCAGTCTGAACCATTTTTAAGCTCATTTCTTAATTTAGAAAATTTTTCTTGTGCAAATTTTAATTTTTGAATTTCAGGACTATCTCCAAGACCTAAATCATTAGCAGCTTTAATAGTGTCTTGTCCTTTAATTACAACATCAAAATAAACACCTGCGAAATTATCTACTTTATCAGCAACTTGTTTAGACATTGCTTTTAATTCGTTAATAGCAATTTTAGCTTCATTAGCTAATTTATTGCCATTTTCTGCTTTTGTAATTAAAGAGCTAACAGTTTCAGCTAATTCAATTTTATGATTAGATAAATCAGCTTTAAATAACTTATTCGTAATGTTGTTTAATTCGTTACGCATTGTTTTTGTTTTAAAAATTAATAATTGTTTTATTGTTATATTTTTATCCTCTTGAGTTACTTATTACTCTAGTTTCATTTGTATTAGTTACTTCGCTAACACCTTGACTTACTAAAGTTCCTACACCTTGATTTTGTAAATCTCCGTTGCAGCATTCTGCTTTATAAGTTCCGTCATCACATAGACAACCTTTTCTACCACCTTCAGGGCTTGTTTTACTTTTTGTTTTTTTCATTTTTATTTTAATTAGTGAATAATTTACCTATTGATCCTAACTCTTTTATTACATCACTATTATTATCGTAGTGAGTATCTATATTTAATTCTTTAACCTTAGCTATTTTTTCTTTATTGCTACCTGTAGCGTAAACTCTACTAACAGGAATACCAATACTTTTAGCTCTATCTATCATACCTACTTTTAAATTTCTAGCAGATATAATATAAACTTCATTACCATCAGCAATTAATTGCCTTGCTAAATCTCCACCTTTTTTAGTTGAGATAGTTTCATCGTAATCAAAACTAATTTTCATAGTTTCTTAATACGTCTTTAATTTGCTCTATTAAACTTTCTTCTTCTGTTAGTTCTTTGCTTAATTCTTTTTTAGATTCTAATTTATCAGCGAAATATCCTTCAAGTGAAAACCCTTTTACCTTACCTGTTTTTACAAAGTCATTCCAAATTTCATCATTATCAACTTTTATAGAAGCCATCCAAGTACCTATAGGTACACTTAAATTATATAAAGCAGATTTGTCTTTATTTAAATCTTCTACTATCCAACTTTCAACTACTGTTAAACCTTCAATGGCTTTTTGATGTTCTAAAGTACTATTAGATTGATTACCTTTCTTTAAAAATAATTGAGATGCTTTTACTACTGTATCTTTTGAAAAGTAAATGTAATACTCAGTATCTCCATTTCTTCTATAGATAGGTTTTTCAGGTATTAATACAGCACCCATTAAGATACGTTTTTCTTTACTAACCTCAGCAAGTTTAACTTCTTCTGTTTTTAAAGCTAAAAAGTCCGATTCTATTGCAGGTGATTCTACTACACTAATAGCTTCTACACCTTGCAATTCTTCATTATCATCTATAATTAATTCAATTAAATTCATTTAGTTTTTATTTAAAAATTAATATTATATTAAATTGTTATTTATCCTAAAGTAGCGTTACTTACTATGTTTCTATTTAAACTTTGTGCTGATGTTACATTACTAGCAACTACATAAGCTTGAACTGGTGGCATTCCTTGATTATTCATTACTTGTGCTATTTGATTAGCACCACCTGCACCGACTACATTAAAAGCAGGAGCAGCAGCACCACCACCTGCACCTCCAATACTTGGAGCAGATCCACCACCACCACCTTCAGGAGTTTTTACTTCTAAAATCTTTTTAACTTGTAGTAAACCTGTAGCACCTGTTACAATAGCCTGAGCAATAGCATATCCTGGAATAGGAACTTTAGAAAACGCTTGTAATTGACCTGCAATAGCAGTATAAGTAGATATTGTAGCAGCAGCAACAGCAGCAGCTTTACCAGCAGCAGTAGCTTCACCAAGTTCACCTGCAGCCATAGACAAACCACTAGAAACTGCATCCATTAATTTTAATTTAGCTTCTTTTTCTTTAGTTGCTATTTCAGTTCTAGCTTCTGCATTGGCTTTTAATAATGCTGTACGTTCTGTTTCCGAAATATTGGTAGCTTCAGTTATTAATCTTTCTTGCTCAGTTAAAGCTTCTAATCTAGTTTGAAAATTTAAAGCATCGTTATCTGCTACTAATTGTTGATTCTCTATTTTCTTATTTAATCTATAAGTATCTATTTCGTCTTGTTTAGTAGTTAAAGCGTTTTCTACTTCTTGTTTTTTAGCAGCATATTCGTTTTCTGCATCTACTCTAGCTTGTGTACCTGCCTTAGTTGTATCTATTACGTTTTGTAATCTTTCAAGTTCTACCTTTTTACTATATTCTAAAGCGTCTTTTTGAGCCAATAATATAGCTTCTTCGTCTTTTAATCTTTCTGCATTAAATTCTTTTTGTGTAATAGCTAATTGAGTTTCTGCTTCGCTTTTACTTTTAGTTAAATCTAAAGCCTCTTTACTTAAAGCTAAATTATTTGCTTGTTGTTCTGATCTTAAACCTTCAATTTGTGCAAGTACTCCTTCTCTATTTGCTAAAGCATTAGTTAAAGCTACTTGGTTTTCTATATTATTGTTTTGTTGAAGTGTAGCTTTGGCTGCCAATATTTGAGCATTAGCTTGTCCTAGCATAGCAGCTTGTTGGTTATTTAAAACATTCTTTAACTTTTCATTAGCAGCTATTCTATCTGCAATACTATTTCTATCATCATCTCTTACCTGTCTTAATTTCTCAGCCTGTCTATCGTATTGTTCTACTAATCTAGCCTGTTCTGCTTCTGCTAATTTTGCAGTGTTTTGTAATTGTACATTTGCCTTAGCTTGTTCATAAGCACCTTTAATAGATATTTTACTAACACCATCAATAGTACCTTCTACTACAGCACCCACTTCGCCAATAGCATCGCCAATATTAACAGCTACTTTCTTACCAGCTTCTATTGCATCGTTACCTACCTTTTTTAAAGTGTCTTTAGTTTCGTCAATACTTTTAGTTAGTTTTTTAATCTTTGTAGGATCTCCATCACCAAATATACTTTGTTCCCAAGCTAAATTAATTTCATCAATAGCCAAACTAAGAGCATAGAAGGTAAGTTTTAACGGGGTTAAAGATAAAGTTAATAAACCACTAACTACAGCACTAAGAGCTTTAAAACCACCTGTAGAAGCACTTACTTTTTCAATTACAGAAACTACAATATTTGTAACTTGAGTAAATACATTAGCAACAGTACCCATAACAGCACTAAAAGTATCAGCTACTTTTTGGTTAGACATAAATATATCTTTAAGCATAGAAAATGCACTTATTATAAGTCCAATACCCATAGCTTTCATAGCAACACCTGTAGATTTAAAACCTTCTGCTAATGTTTTAGTAGATTTTTCTGCTTCTTTAGTATTCTTTTCTATATTATCTAAAGCCTTAGCACCAGTTTTACCTACATCTTTAATAGAATCGTTTAAAGTTTCAAAACCTTTTATAAGGTCTTTTACCTCTCCCTCAGCTTTATTAGAATTTACATCTATTTCTATTGTCTTAGTTATTGCCATTTGCTAATCTTTTAAAGTATTGTTTTAGTTCTTTTGTTGTTTCTGGTATTTTATTTACTCCTTTTGCTATTGCTATAGATTCTGTAGACCCATAACCTTTTTGAAGTTTTAATAAATCTAAAATATTTTTAAGCATCTTGTACTATGTTTATGTATTTTGAAGATCTTGGGTTGTAATAATCTATTTGTATTTGTTTAAATGCTGCATCTCCTGTTGTATTTGCTTCAATAGGAATTATAAAAGTACCGTCTGCATAATTATCATCAAAAACTGTACTATTATAAGTAACTTTATATTTTTCACTATTAAGTTTTAAAATAGTTATTTCTAAATCTTGTGCAGTATTATCAATATTAAAATTTTGTTTTAATGCAATTTTACCACCTACAGCAGTTGAATTAGCAACTTCCCTAAAATCAGATATTAACTCAAAATCAACCTCTCCTGTAGTTAAATCTGTACTAAATTGGTTTATAATATATTTCTTATCCTTGTAAACTATTTTATCGTTTAATTTAATTGTAGATAATTTTGTTATTGGCATAATAGCTTTTAATTTAACTATTCTACAACGAATATTGTATAAACCACTAATATAGTTTTTATACCATAAATTAAATAAGCTATCACTTGCTGTATTGTTTATACTCCAGGTAGAGTTCTCCTCATTAAAGTTTAAACTTGCTATATCATTATTAATAAATAATTCATTTGAAAATCTTACATACTTAATTAAATCATTATAATTAGTACCATCAAATAATTTAATCGCAGTGTTTAAATCTGTAGCATCACCACCTAAATTATTTTTATACATTAATATAGGTTTAGGTTTGTATGGTTTTAAATCTTTATCAATTAATGAAGTAGTTAAAAAGTTTTCATCAGTTACTCTTTCCCACATTACATCCTCAAAAGGAGTTTTTATTTCGTAAGTATTACTTTCATTACTTAGGTTATCTTCAAATATTAAATCTCCATAATCGTAACCTCTTTGAAATGTATTTCTAAAATAATTGTTTAATATATTCTCACTTTTTTCGTGACTAAAAGTTAGCTTTTTAAATAGCTTAGTTCTTTCTAAATCTACGCTATCATTAATTACATAGCTATTAATATCAATATAATTACCATAAGCATAATAAAATTCTAATGGCTCTAAATTAAATTCAGTTTCAGTAGTTGCTGTAATAGTTAAATTAAACATTTTAATAATACCTGTGAAAAAATCTGTTACTTTAATATCAGGTACTTTTACAGCTATATCAGTTGTAGAAGTAGTTGCTAAACTTCCTGTATAATATCCTGTAAATAAATATGGGTTTCCGTCTCCATCTAAATACTCTTCCTGTATATAAAATTGAGTGTTAAAAGTAACAACTCCTGCAGCTTCAACTTCAAAATATATAGTATCAGTTAAACCAACAGGCCATCCATCATAAACTACATTAAAAGTTTCTCCATAAAGATTATCATAAATAGTATGTAATGTGCCTGTAGCATTCTTTTTATGCAATCTATACATTACAGCATTATCACTTGGCGTACATCTTACTGTTAATCTTGTATAAGTTGCTGATTCAACATCTCCAAATGGGTGGAAAGTATAAGTACTATTAGTTTGGTTTACTTCATAAAAAAAAGTACCAGGACCTGCAGTTGTAAAAGGTACTCTAACTAAAGGAGACATTACCCTTTGTTGTTCTACATTCTTACAATATATATATAAATCTTTCCAATATGAAGTATCAAATAAACTACTTGTAAAAGTAATATTATAATAGTTTTCTATAAATTCAAAAACCTTACTAACAGGTATAGCAGGGAATAAATCAGTATAAACTATTGACCTTGTAGGAGTACCACCTAAAGTAATATCGTTTGAAGTACCTGTTAAATATTCGTATTTACGCTGATTTCCTATTAATGGATAACATACTCCATCATCAGTAGTACCATCTATTCTTTTTTCAACTTCTGTATATGTATATTCGTGGTTTAAACTACTATAATCTAAAACACCTAATCTATCATCCTTAAATAAATCTTTAATTTGTTTTACCTTACCATAAAAAGTAACTGAGAAGCTTTCAACTCTATTATTTTTTTCGTTTGCCTTTTCAATTTGTATCTGCCCTTTTTTAAATGGTATTGTATTAAGTTCTATAATTGCATCGTATCTTACTCGTTGATCGAAACCATCATTAACTGCGTTTTCATTCCAATAGTTAAATATTTGATTGTTTACCTTAGATGCTGGTACAGTAAAGCTCTGAGTGTAATCAGTAAATACCTTGCTTAAATCGTTTACATTTTGTATAGAAGAAGTTAAACTTATCTTCTCATCTTTAAACAAATCTAATCGCTTGTATTCTTCTCCTACTTTAATATATACTTCTACTGATACCATTATACTACATTATTGATTATACTATTTGCTACTTCAAACTCTAACTCATAGTTAATTACTTTTTCATTTAAATGAGTTTTCATTAACATAGAACTATTTTTTAAAGTAACAGCTGCTGCAAAACTTAGGTCTGAAGATTTAAGATATAAATATTCAGATAACATTATATCTTTAATATTTGCATTTTCTATTTCTTTTATCCAACCTGTATTACATTTTATTGTAGTACTTCCATTTTTATTAAATACTCTTTTTTGTCCTAATTGAATATCATAACTTGGATACCCACTTGTAAAAGTATTTGTATTATAATCAGAACCTTTTACATCAATAGTTTTAGTGCTATTTTTAAATAAAGTAATTCTTTGTAAACCACCCCAATTATTTACAAAATCTAAAGTATATGGAGTATATTTAGTTTCGCAAATAGGAATTAAAGTATATCTTATTAATTCATAATAATTAGTACCATCAAAATACTCAATAATAAAATCATTTCCATTTGCAGTTTCAGGGATAGCAGATTGAGTCATATCAAAAGTACTAACAGTATAATCAGTATCATAATCTGCTGCATCTATATAAGTATTATTTCCATATTCTCCACTTTCAATAGACATTCTATAACGATTATAAACTGTAAAATCAAATATTATATCTATAGTTGGACTATATCCAGACGTAGCTACTCTATAATAATTTATATAACGATTTATATCAGGGTTTAATAATGGTAATGCTCCTTCATTAGTAGTTTTAATAGCGTTTGTTCCTTCATTATATTCACTATACCCATTAACACTTAAATAATTATAAGTATAAATATAAGTAAATTCAGTATCTCCTTCATCTTTATAATATATAATACATTTTACATTGTATACTGATGAAAGTAAATAATAAGGTAAAATTAAATCATATACAAAAGGTGATATATTATAATGATTAATATATTGTGTATCGCTAAACCTTGTTTTTTGTAAAACTTTAGTAGGAGTTGTTGGCTCTGTTTCGTTAAAACCCCAAATAAAAAGCTCTAACTTAGTTTCTACTTGTGTTGATGCTCCAAGTACCGAAATTATAAACGGACTTCTACAATTAAATACTTCCATTATTTTATATCTTTTAAACTATGTTTCATTAAATTTTCTATATCTAAACCAAACTTCTCTACTAATTCATCTGGTAATCTTTTAAATGCTGCTTCAAATGGTTTAGTAAAGAATAAACTAGGCTTAATACCATTCTTGTAAATTGCACTTCTTACTAAATAACTTGTTTGTTGGTAACTCATAAACTTACCATCTTTCTTTCTAAACTGAAACCCTCTCTTTTTTACCCACTCAGTTATAGGTTTTGCAGGTGGCATTTTAGATTTGTAACTAAATGGTGTGTTATATTTCTTTTTTGTACCACTAACTCCTTTGTCCTGAAATGCTGCATAATCTTCCATTAAGAAAGATAATCTAAAACTATTAGCACTTACTTCTATTTCACTATCTAAACTATCGTAAAGCTTTTTATTTACGTTCTTACCTTGCTTAGTTAAGTTACTCCTAGATTGCTGTATAACATACTTAGCAAAACCATTTAAATACTTTTGCGTTTCTTCTAGTTTTAACATATACTCATATTGTTTCTAACTTGAATATCAAATGTAACTGCCCATCCTGCTAAATCGTTTTCAAATCTTTCTGTAAAAGGCTCATAACTTGGATTGCCTGTTAATTGATATGTACCATTGCTTAAATCACCTCTATTTAAAGTATCTAAAACTCTTGTAGCTAATAAATGTTGTGCGTTCCAAATATCTATCTTATTGTCCTGCTCTTTTTGATTTATCATATCCATACAAAGCATAGTAATATTAAAAGATATTATATTACTTTGGTGCGTTGCTGAATTAATCATAATATGCGTTAAAGGGAATATAGTACGCTTGTTTAAATCAACTTGAAATATATCACCTTCAGTTACTGTATTACAAAAAGGCTCGTTTATTAAAGCTCCTTTTATAGTTTCAATTAAATTATATACCATTTCTTTTTATGTTTGCTATTTCTATTTCTGTTTTTTCTTTTTCAAATGTTAACCAAGTTAAGCACTGGTGTAATGGAAGCTTGGTAACCATATCAAACTTTGTGAGATCTCCTTTAGCGATTCCATAGATTGATTGATACCATCCATATTTAAACGAGAATTGTTGCTCCCTTGAATAGTCGCCAATCGTTCCAGCTTCTGAGCTTGTAAATAGTCCATCGTATCGTTCAGTAATTCGCTGCCTAAAGTGTAAAAAAAAACCATAGCACCTAGCATAACATCTAAAGGACTATCTTTCATTACTTCAGCGTATTTATCAGAGCCGTTATAATCTTCTATTAGATACATATTCTTTATCTTCTTTTTAACTGGTCTATATAACACAGCCATAGCTTTGTGCCAAGTAGAAGTATCTTTTAAATAAGTATCTAAATCTATATATTCACCGAAAGTAATTTCTTCTAGGTTAGGAATAAAACCAAACTCTTTTCCGTATAATTCAAATGTAGGTTTAAGAAAATACTTTTTAGAAAACAAACTATTTAAGTGTGTTAGTATTTCATCAACTGAACTATAACTAATTCTAATAACATCTGTTAAAGGTAGGTTACAAAATATCTCTAGTGTTTTTTGATTTACAAAATCAGAAGCTTCATTATCAGTTATAAGTTTAACGTACTTTTGATACTGTTCTAATTTTACTTCAGATAAAGTTTCAGGTACATTAATTTCTACTTTCATTTTTATTTTAAAAATAATTAATCTAGCTATTTGTATAAAGCAAAAAAGGTAGCCATTTCTGACTACCCTAACCAAACAAAATTTAACCTACTAATTATGAAGCTCTGTTTTTATAATGCAAATATAATTCGCTTATTTTATTGTGCAGTTCCTGATCCTGCTTATATATTTGTTTACCTTGCAACTTACTTCCGTTTATGTTTATTTCTATCTTTACTTTGTTTATCTTTCTTTTGCCTTCCATATAATAATCTTGTAAGCAAATAGGATAAATAGTAATACCATTTTCTATACACCATTTAAAAGCTTCCATTGTTTTATTGTAATCTTTTAAGTATTCCTTCAAGTTCATTAGTCAATAGTATTTGATTGGTTGTTTTAAAATAATCTCTAAGCTTAGTTAATTCTTTTCTTGTGCTAGATATTTTAGCTTCAAGTTCTTTAACGTATATCTTAGCTTCATCACTTTCAAAGTCCTGATTATGCCAGAAGTTTCTCTCGTTGCTATACTCCCAATCACCTGTCCAAGTTTCTGTAGGATCTATCATATTCTAGCTATTTGAATTATTACATAGATTAACACTAAATAAGCAAATGTAAGCTGTGGTCGTTTGTTCTGTAAAAAGTATTTCATAGTTTTTGTTTTTAATTATGGTGTAAAACTACAAACAATATTTTAAACTAAAAAAACTTTAACATTTTTTTAACATTTTAATAGATACTTCGTACATAGCTTTCATCTTTTTAATCTCACCTATATTTCTTGGTAAGTTAATGTTTACTTGCTGTCCTGTACTGTGGTGTATGTAGCACTGTATAACTGCTATGATTTCTCCGTAAGTCATTAATAAACGTAATAGTTACCTTTGTGTTTATTCTCTAACTGATAGCTTACAGCGTATCTTAAAGCATCTAGTAAGTGATTGTGATTATCTATAGGAGTATTAGATTTCTTTTCTAACCAAACATAGTTATTTAACTCTTTAATTAAGTTAACCGATTCAGGTGTTACTATTAAATCGTAATCTTGTAGTAAGCTTATTCCGTATGTAACAGATCCTGGTCCTTTAATTGCAGGAGTAATGTTTAAACCCGATTGTGCTAATTCAGTTATTAATCTAGGCTCAGCACTATCTGCTATTATAAGTCCATCGTTAACGTATTGCCTGTTTAAATTGAATATCTGAGACGTTGTAAGATTAGGTAAGTAAAAGCATTCATTAATATAAATTCGTTTGTTAGAAACGTCTATATTGCATTCTATTAAAGTTGTTGGATCATTACTAAAACCAAAATCTTGTCCGTATATAGTTGTGCCTACGTGTTCGTACTTACCGATGCTCCAATTATTAAAGATAACACCATCTGCTTTTTGTAACCATCCACCCTCTATTTGATGTTTAAACTTTTCAGGTCTGCGTTTCTTTATATCTTCTATTTGAGTTATAAAAGATTCCGAAAGATTATCTAAGTTATCTAAGTAAGTTGTATGTATATAAGTAGTATCTAGTTTAGTTGTGTTGCTACCTTCTTGTATTCCTTTACTTTCAAAGAAACGTTTATATATCCAGTGTTCTTTTGTAGTTGGGTTTAATATAAGTATAACTCTATTCTGTTTCTCTTTACTTCTTATAGATAAATCTATCTTATCGAAAGTATCTTCATCTACTAGTTCTTCTGCTTCATCTAATATCCAGGTAGTAACACCTTGTAAAGATTTAAGGTTAGCTGTTTGATCTCCTGAACTTGTTTTAATTCCTTTGAATAATATCTTACTTCCTGTTCTTAGATTTACTATTTCTTCTTTAGTTATGTGAAAGTCGTTGTGTAACCCTAGCGTTTCTATCTTATCTATAAACTCAGGTATAATAGATATGTATGCAGAAGTTAAAGTATATCTTGTAAATAGTATTGTGTGTCCTGCTTCATAAGTAAGCATAGTAAGTAGTAGATTCACTGAGTAAGATTTACCAGATCCTCTACCACCTGTAACTACAAAATATCTACTATCGGCTTCACCAATAACTCGATACTTGTTATTTATTTGAATCATTAAAAGTAAATAGATTTCTAAAGTCAATATTAAACCCTTCGCTAGAGTTAATATCAATACTTTGATTTGGTTTTCCTAAATAGTACTCTAAGAATAATTGAGCTGCTTTTATATCTTGTTTACTTACTGCTTTAGTATGTACCATTTTAATAACTGATATTACATCTTCTACAGTTGCAGCTTGTTCTAATGCTGTACGATATTCATTTTTTCTTTTATCAGCTCCATTTGACTTGGTGCTGTTACCACCATTAAACTTTCTTTTATCTATCTTTTCCATATCAATAAAAATCAACTATTGTTTATTTAAAAATAATATAAATAACTAATTGTTAAATCTATTTGCAAGTATCTTTCTATATAAATCATTTACTGATTCTTTATTACATCCTCTATTGTAGTAGAAGTTCATTACTCTTTTTATTCTTTGTAGATCTGATTGCTTTTGTTTTTCTTTTGCTGTCATAATCTTATTTCTATTTTTTGTGTTGAACAACTTAATTTATGTATTCCATTATATTGATGACATTTATTACAGTACTCCCAATACATACTACAATTTATAGCATCTTCTTCTCTATTAGGTATTAAGTAAGATTGTCTATAGTTATTAGGTGTTGCTTTAAACCTATAACAAGTTTCTTTTGATTTACAAAGCATATCTTTGCACATAGCTATATCTGCCATAATTAAACTATTTTATGTCCATTAATATTATATCCTTTCTTTACTGCTATAGATATTACAGGTAGTTTAACTTTTAAAAATGTAGCTGCTTCTTTATAGGTAGTAAAGGTATAGAATTCTTTTTCTGGTGATAGTATTGTAATTGTTTTTCTTTTCTTAGTTTTTATCTTACCATTGTAAGTATTATCTAATATAGTTTGTAAACATTTAAAGTCATCTTCTTCCCATTGGTTGTATTGTTTATCCCAAAGGTAGCACTTAGGTTGTTTATATAGTATATCTATTACTTCATAAATATTTTGTTTATTCATATCCTGCTTCTTTTTTAAATTGTTTGTATAATTCTAAAGTTACTGGTAATTCTTTTCCTAGAATAAGTAACCAATTACCAAAACCTACAGTTAGTTCTTCAGTAGTTACATACTTACTTATTTTTTCTCCTGCTAGTAATTGTATTGCTGCATTATACTTTTCCATTAAATCTTTATCGTAATCTTTAATATCGTTAAATACATTAATTGCGTGTAATACTGTAGCGTGGTTTTTATTTAGTGTATCTCCTATCTCTTGTAATGAATAACCTCTATCTCTTAATAGTTTATAGTAAATCATTCTAGCTTCTATAAACTCATACTTTCGTGTTTTAGTTGTTATATCTACTCCTGTTACTTTTTGTATTGTATTTAATATCTTAGTTTTTATTTCTTGTTTAATCATTTCTTAAATCTTAATCTTATTTTACTTCCTAATTGTTTTGCAAATACAGTTAAAGTTATAAAAGACACCATTTCAATAGCTCTGTAAATACCAGCACAAACTTCGTAATCTTCTACATCTTCATACTCTGTAATAATTTCTCTTAGTTCATCTATTGTACTTCCATTTTCAAGTTCATACAAAGCTATTTTAAAGTGTTCCTCTATTCTTTCTTTATCCATTATTAATTAAAATAAACTTATTTGTTTACTATTTATTTTATCCCATATAATTTTAATATCGTTCCTGCCATTTTCTTTAATAATAGGTACACAAATATTTTCCCCCCATAATTCTACCATTCTGTTAACACAAATTAATTCCTTACCTAAATCATAGAATATTTCTTTAAGACCACCAGCATTACTTCCATTAGCAGGTGCTGAAAATGCAAACAAAGTAGTTCTTGCTGTTTTTTGCCCAAGTTTAATTACCTGCATAGCAAAATCTCTATCTTCTTTGCCTTCTACATATTGTCTATAAGTTAAGCCTTTTAATTTTATATTATCTACATATACACAAGAATCACAAAAACTATTTATTATAAGTTCTTTTGTTGCAGACCAAGCAAACTGTCTATACTCTAAAGCACCCAAAGCAATATTATTATTTTTAAATTGTTCCTGTGCCTTTTTTAAAGCTTCAAAACCTGTTCTTACTAATTTTGTTCCTTCTCTATAAAATAGTCCTGTTAAATCATCGTCTAATTGCCAGTAATTATCTATTGAATTATTTTCAGTATATTTTTTTATAAAATTTCTAACATAAGTTATACCACCATTGTTTATCGGTAAAACTAAATAATTAAAATTAGGGTATTTAATTTTATATTTTTCATAATCTTGTGGCTCAACAACTACAGTAATATCTTGTTCAGTAGTTTCAGCAAATTTTAATAAAGTTGAATTATCTACTCTATTTTTACTTGGTATATAAATATTTAATTTTTCCATAACTATAAATTTAAGTAGCCTGTTTTATCCATTTTCATTTTTAATAACTCTTCTGATGGTTGTTTGCACTTATACATATATTCTCTATAATATAATACAAAACTAATTCTTAAAAAGTTTTCATCAGTATTTATAAAATCAGTATTTCCGTGCCATTTATGTACATCAACAAATAATATATCAGTATTTTGTAAATCTATAGCTAGTTTATACTGAGGTAAACAAAAATAACCACCTGTCCAATCTCCTTCTCTATAAGCAATTAAATTACCAAAACCTTCAGGGTAATCACCAGCAT